CAAAGGCTTCTAAGCCAAACCCACCACCTATAGTATCATTACCTGCGGATTCAAACTTTTTAGGCGGTTTTCCGCTTTTTCTTTGATCTATAAGTTCACTTTGTTGTGAAGCCTGTATCTTGGTTCTTTCGTCTTTTCTATCTTCTTTTTGTTTTTCTCTATCCCTAAGCCCTCCAACCTCGATACCTTTTAATTGCATGTTGTACTGAAACTCAAGTCCCATAAGTTCTTTTTTAGCAGCCATTTCTAACTGTAGCTTTTGGGCGTCAGCTTGTGATTGAGCTTGAAGTAGTTGAACTTTGCTTTGCGTTATAGCTGATTGCTTTTGAACCTCCGCTTGAGCTGAAGCTTGAGCAGCCGCTTGATTAGACTGTGTTTGAGCTTGGATGTTTTCTAGTTGTTGCTGCCTGTCACGCTCTATTTTCTTATTACGCCTTATTTTTAGTAATTGGTTGGCGAGTTTTAGGTTTTTTACTTCTCTAATATCTATAGCGTCCTCTAACTCAATACCTCCTTGCTGAAGAGCCATTTGAACATTGTTTTCTAACAACTGCTTTTCTTCTTCGTCAGGAGATAGCTCTATGAAAATACCGAAGTCATGCAAGTGTAACTCTGATACTTCCTCTAGCTTAGCCACATTGCGATGACCTATTGACTCGATAAAAGCTTTTTTAGTAGGTGAGTACTCTATAACGTCAGATATTCTTAATGACAGTTTTTCAGCTGTTTCAGCTGTAAGAAGCAATCCAGCTTGTAGTATATGCCTCGTAGCTGTATTAGAGTTAGCCGCAGCTATTTTTTGTATTCCAACTAAAGCATTTTTATCTGGTGTGCTACCATCTCTAGCTTCATTTAAACCCGTTACATCACGGATCATCTGCAGATAGTAATTATATGTCTGTATCAAAGATTGCAACTTAGCACCTTTGCTACTTGATTGTATTTCTTGGATAGGCACTTTACCAGGATTTATATCACCTTCAGAAGTGAAACTTCTACCTATAACGCTACCCGTTTGGAAGAACATGTTTAGAGCTTCCTGAGGGTTATAATTAGTACCATTACCTAAATCAACCTCAGCTAATCCATCTGCGTCTAGATAAACACCATCTGGAACCATCTTAGACATAACCTGTTGAAGCTTGAGGTGCGTAAGCTGTATCATATCGGCAAATCCCGTTATCCTGCTAACTAAACTTTTAATTCTACCTTTATACATCCTAGGAGCAACTATACTGTAGTTCATTTTAACTTTGTTAAAATCGCTCTTAGAACGTATCATGTTTTTAGACAATTCCCACTTAAGCATTTTATTGCAACCTAAAGCCATAACTCCATCGTACAGAACCTCTAGTTTCTTAGCCTCTCTAGTGAAGTTACCATCCATATTTTCTGGTGGATTAAACTTGTCGGTTTTTCTTATAGCTTTATCACCGCCACTACCAGTCTTTTTAATTTTATAAACCTCACTATTGTAAGTCTTATAGTTAAAATAAAGTACGTGTACAATGTTGTCATCTCTAAGACTGTCACGTGAACTATACGAGTATGTGTTATTTTTATTATTCTTGCTAATTATCTCGTCAATTTCGCTGTCTAACAGATCAGGAAACTCTCTAACCAACTCGTTTATCGGTATGGCTTTTACTTCACCTACGTAGTATATGTCTTCAAAATAAGGCGATTCAGTATGCGAGTAAACAATATTAGCAGGATCAACATAGTCAACTATGACTCCTTCTGATTTGTTAAACCCTGTCTTAACTGCTCCAATACCTAAAACAGTTAAATCTTGAAAAAACCTTTTTTTAATTAACTCGTAATTATTTCCTTCCAATAAAACGCTAATAGCCTGCTCTTCCGCTATTTCAATAGCCTGCTTATACTGCAACTGCATATACAGCTGTAACTCTTCGTTTGACTCAGGTAAAGATGGCATACCACTTTGAGTAGTGTCAACGCCTAATTCCTGCATCATCGTTCCATCAAAACCTTGCATCTGCATATCGCCCGCGACGCTATCCATGAAGTTGTTCCTCTTTTCTGATCCGCTAGCATCTATGGAAAATGCTTTTATATCGTATGTTCTTTCAGCTATACCATTAACAACTATATCTACAAATTTAGATATAATAGGCACAGGCGTCCAATCTAAGTTAAGGTAAGACAAATCACCATTGATAGACAACTCATCTTTATACTTTTGAATAGACTGCTCGCCTCTAGCATATAGTCTAAGTTTATGAAAATTATTTACGTTAGTAGTATATCTACTAGCGCTAGTTTCTTTACTAAACCACTCAGCACTTATAGCTTTAGCGATTTTCTCTCCGTACTCAATAGAGTTCTTCTCGTCATCGCTAACGTTTTGCTTTGGGAAATTAACATGTACTGACTCAGCCATATTTACTTTATTATTTGGGAATTAAATCCTTTGTTGTTGTATTTTGATATATTTAGGTTTAGTGGTTGTCTTTCTACTGTAGCGTTCGGAGCGTATAAATGTCTATTACAAGCCATAATAGCTAAACCAGAACTTATAGAAGCATCGTGCTTAGTTCTTTTATTTATATCAAACTTAGCCCAATCGTTCAGTAATTCGTTAAAATAAACTGTACCATAATTACCATCGCCAAGATGACCTACATGACTCTGTATGTACATCTCGATAGCAGCAGCGTGAGCTTGTTTGATGTCTTCACTTGAGTTTGGTATACCACCAACTTCTTTTTCAGCTGTTGATAGTTTATTCCAAGTTTTATCTGGTCTATTCATGCTATATCCTCTGTAACCTCTTCGGCGTAAATAATATAGTAATCTAGGTTTATTATTCTCTGCAAGTAAAGGCATGCCATAAAACACTAACGCCATTAATACATCTTCAAAAAACATCTCCGCGGTTTGTGGTCTCGCTATATATTCTAGGAAAAAAGCACTTGGTGGCGCGTCTTCCATAGAAAACTTAGTTAATCCGTGGAGCGATCCTTTGGACCCTTTGCCATCGACAGTACCGCTAATATCGTAACTATCACACCCAAACGCGCCAATATGATCATTCCCTGGGAACTTAATACCATTTTTTATTATTTGTTTATTCTGTAAATAAGCTGGTGGCACCCAGCTAACTTTAAACCTCCCACTTGGATCTGGGTGGAAAACCACCTGTGAATCCTTAATACCGTTAACCCATCCAAAGCTTCCAGTAGTAGTGTGAGCAGCGTGTCTACTACCTTCGTTGTAATCTATCTGCTCATATATCTTCATTAAATTAAAGATACTGTTTTTACTTTCATCTCTAAAAGCGTGCTCAGTAGTTCTAGGGAATTGACGGTAGAATTCATTTAAAGCATCTTGATCATCCTTTAAACCGTCCACCTCATTCTCCCAACTATCTACAACGCCTATGTCTATTAGTTCACCGTCTGGTCCCAGTCGTTCTCCATCACGTGGATTATCAAAGACTGGAAATCCGAATCTGTCAATAAATCCTTCATAGTTCCATTCCATTGGGATAAAGAGAGAATAAAGCCCAGACTTTGTTTGTCCATTACGATTTCGTTTTGTAACATCTGAATCATTATATAGTTTTTTAAAGTTACTACCTCCCTTGTCCAACGCGTTTGAAGTGGAACCCATAAGGCATTTCCCTACGATTCTACTTCCAAGTCTCAAGCAAGTTTTTGTTACTCGCCAGTTATTTAGTATATTATCAGGTCTCTCCCACTTACCACTCTCATCGTGTACTAACAGACTTAACTTTTCACCGTCATAGCTGTTGTCTCCAGTATTTTTCCAGTCGATCGTTGTGTCAAGACCAGCTAACTCCTCTAGCTTCTCATTACTCTGAATTTTCTTACGAGTAAACTTTGTAGAAGGAACCCGATATGCTAACTCAGATTTTGGACGATCCATACCATCCTGTATAGGTTTAAAGAAGAAAGGGTAATTAATTGATATAGGTACCACTTTATCTGTAAACATTTTCTTCGCATCGGCACCAGACTTAGACAAGATCCCATATCTACTATCACTCGATATAGTGGCTAAGTTAACTGTTTCTGCAGAGGACATAAAAGAAAAACCTGAACGACGGTTCTTAAGGTAGCACATTCCATAGCATCTCTTATCTGCCTTGCAGGCTTCCCAGAATATAAAGAATAGTCTATTAGCCTCTCTAAAGTCTGGTGCACCCACGTCGATTTTACTCCATTGAAGATACATATAGTGACTACCGGTTATGTACGTCGGTTTACCGTTATTGGTAAACCAAAAACCTTCATCCCTACGTCTAAACTCTTCGTCTATATAGTCATGCCACTTTTCTTTTTGTTCGTCCGGATAGGTTCTCCAGTCGAATATAGTTTTTAAACGGCTTAACTCTTTGGGTTGCTCTATCTTACCCCACTTATTGTCTTTATGCTTGAACACTTTAGTGGGTTTAGGTAGAGCTATCTTAAAACCTTGTATGTCATATATTTCACCTATAACACCAGTTTTAGATAAAACCACTATATCGTGGTCTTTATCGTAACCATACTTCCACTTCTTACCTCTATTTAATCTTGTAAGAGTGGTTTTCTTTATAGGCTCTATTATTTTTAATAATGTCTGCTCGTACATTACTTAGATCTTCCTTCAGCAAAACCCTTAAAGACATTAGCTTTCTTTTCCTCAGGCTCTCGACCCTCAAGCAAATTCTCTTCTTCTTGGATTCTGGTTAATATCTCAAAGGCGTCGAAGATAGCCAGCTTTTTTGTAGCGGCAGCGTTCTTGAGTCTATCTGCAGTGATATCATCACCTGAATCAACGATAGCCTCTTTCGCCACCTTGATTAACTCCTCAACTGCTATCTGTCCAGCTTGGATTATACTCTTCTTCGTCTCCTTGATGTTCATATTTAATTGTAATAAAATTAGATAATACTCTGTATAGTTTTTGACCGTCTACAATAAACTCGAATTCACTGCTAGGTCTAAAACCAATTAGATCACCCTCTTCTACTGTACCATCAGTATACTTGACAACACCAATTAAAGGTCTCTCTGTTTCAGTGTCAAATTCATCTATAGACTGAAGAGGTTGAACAAAACAATATCCCTTAGGACAAGTCCAATCGCCACCCTCTCTTTTATATAAGTATATTTGATCTCTCTCTACTAGATACTTACCTTCTTCAAGGAAGGATCTACTGTTTCTTTCTTTACCTTTTACATCATGCCATCTTCTAAAGACGTTATGGTGCAAAGTAACTATATCCCCCGTGCGAGGATTTAAAGGAGCTCCAGCTCGAGGTACAGATAAAATCCGCGCCTCTCTGTTTACGTACTGATGATTGTATATCTCAGTATTTAATATTAACTCCTTGTCTCCAACTTTCGTGCTATTGTTATATCTATCACCTAAAGGCTCAACAATATAGTTGTAGACTGAATCCATCAGTACTCAAGATTGTATTCTACCGAGATAGCCATGTTCTTATTAAAATCCTTCCAAGGTATAACCGCTTTATCTTTACGTATATAGATAGAGTACTTATCATCCTCCTCTAATATATCACAAATAGTATGACCGCCATACACTTCTTGCCCTACGGCATAGTGCATGGAGTCATTCTTGTAGTCTTTACCTATCGTGATCTTACGAATCAGATGGCTCATCTTTCTTGTAATTTATAGTTCCGTCTTGAATATTGATATCGTAAGTGCCATATTCCTTTTCAAACTCACTCTGCATAGCGGTTAGTTGCTCTTGTATTGAGGATATATCATGAAGTAGTTTATGCTTCCTAGTCTCCATAATACCTAGATCCATTTGACCTCGGTTCATCATGTTTATAATCTGTTGAACCTTTTGCAACTGCTCGTCAGAGATCTTCTCTGGCTTCAAGTCTATTACTTTTTCTTTTTTCTTTTTACCCATAATTAAATTAAATTAAATTAAACTGTTATTTATTCTGCCGCGGTGAACAATTCACCTGCAACCAGTGTTTGTGCTTCTGTCTTTGTTAACACAGAGTTATTCGGGTACGCAAGTCCGCTACCTAAAGCTATGATAGCTGATAACTCTCCCGCCCGCAAGCTAAACTCTCCTTTTACTATAATCAAGTTTCCATCTAGACTCTCTCTAGGAGCTCCTAGCTTGCCTTTAAACGCAGCTTCTTTCCAAGTTGGCGTATAAGCCGTTGTAGTCTTTACAGTCTCTCCATCTGCTTCGTACGTATAGTTATTCCAACCAAGTTTAGGTTGTAACACGCTAGGTACCGCGGCTTCGTAATCCGCTTTCCTTAAACATACATATAATTCGTAATGTGCCATTCTATTTAGTTTCTGTGACTACCTTTTGTAGCTTTGTAATTTCTTAGTACTTCTGTAGCGGATAGAGCTTTATTGTATATTAACACCCCATCAACCTGACCAGATGTTGCTGGATAGTTATTAGCTTCTCCAGTTACTCCTATGCTTCCTACTCTCACGTAAGCAGTGTCGTTCGTAGGTATAGCCGCTGTACAAGTTGTGTTTCCATCCGCTACCCCGTTTTTGTATAAAATTAAAGCTCCACTACTACCACCGGCATACGTTAACGCTAAGTGAACCCAATCGCCAGCTACAGCTGCGTCTCCAGTGTCTATATTACCTCCGTTTATTCCACCTCCATAATTACCATTGCCAAAAAGCCCTATCCAAAAAGATTTGTTTGCGGCATGATCACCCATTGTTACAAAGCCTTCAAAGGTGCTACCCACTCTCTTTGGTTTTATCCACGCTGATAACGTCATCGCGTTTGAGCCGGTTACTGGAGAAGTTGACTTTTGAACGTGAGAAACGTCTCCATCGTCAGGTTTATTAAAACTACTCGTATTCCTAGATTTATTCATAATAAACCCTTGCGAGCATCTAGATCCGTCTACACCTTGTGGGATTAAGAGGGTTTCGGTTATATTGTTTACAGTGCCGTTATTCGAGTTATCCGATAAATCTGTCCAAGTAGACAAACCGTTATTTCTCCAATAACCCTTTAAGTCACTAGCTGCTGAAACGTATGAAGAATGTAGCGTAGCATCTAACGCTTTACCTTCGTTATATAATTCCAAAACTTCAGTCGCTGTTAGAGTGTTAGTCCAAAGAGACGCTTCCGTTATGCAACCGCCAAACGTTTTGGAGCCGCTACTTGTATTTCCTATGTAAAGTGTGGAAGCTGCATCATTACTAATAGTGCCTGATCCAGCCACTACAGTTGCATCTCGCAACACGCCATTAACGTATATTTTTGCCACAGTGCTAGGTGAGCTTTTATCATACGTTATAGCAATATGATTCCACTCACCAAGTTGAATGTTGTGGTTGTCTATTGTGGTTGTATGATTCGCAGTATCACGCCCATGCTCAAACCTGATTTTACAAGCATCTCCTGATAAAGTAATAAGATGAATATGCCAAAAGGTTTTATCGAAGACTCTACCTTTATCTCCTTCTCCCATAGAGTTTGGGAAAATCCACGCACTAGCAGTACCTCCACCTACCCACACATTGTCTATGGAAGCGCCACTGGTGCAGTTAATCGAGTAATCTGTGCTACCACCTGGATCAACACCTGGAAACCAAGCAAGTTCGTTATACGACTGCAAAGCCGGTTGTGCGATGTCTAACTGCTGATCTGCGTCTGTCCAACCTGAGGCTACACCGACTTCTTTGAGGCTAATATCATCTACAAATATCTCAGCGGCATGGTTGTTCTCGGTTCTAAACATAAAGTAATAATCACCACTAGCGCCAGCTGTAAATGTATGAGAAACGTCTGTGTTAGAAGTTGCGTTTAACGCTGTTTCTGTAAAACCAGGTAAAACTCCACCTGTGGGTGAATTATCATCACTTATTTTTGCGAAAATATCAGGTGTACCTACAACCCTATACGTATATGTTAACCTGTATGTTCTTCCTGCTACAAAAGTTATAGCGGTGTTCCACCTAACCCCTGTGTGACCCGCGTCAGTGGCTGATTGAGCCCAATGTAAATCTCCGCTACCAGTGATAGGTGACGATGTGTTGCGTTCAAAAGTAGTGCCGGATATATCAACCCATCCTGAAGTGTCTGTTTCAAAAGTTCCATTAGTAACTGACTCATCCCCAAAAAACACCGTTGTCGCGTGGTGTTTGTTGTTGATGGGATATATCGCTATATCTTTAATCCACACTACATCATCTGTGCCCATGTTATTGAACCGGATGGAATTATCTGTGGCATGTGAAGCTACAAAATAACCTTCATAGCTACTGAAAGTTGTTGGATCATCAGGGATATTTGAGGCAATATAAGTCTCGGGTCCATTAATAAGAACGTCTATAGTGGTGCCACCTTCCGCCTTTGCTTTAAATGTAATTTTGTATGTCGCACCTACAGTTAAATCTTCACTTAAGTCTTTACTATCTCTAAGCTCGATTTTTGCCCCTGTATTGACATTTGAATAGGCAACCTTTACAGCACCATTATCAGTTGCTATAGTATTAGACCCCAGTGCTGTCCAATTAGTAATATCACCTTGAGTACCATCCCATATATTACGAACTAACCCAGTGTTCGCCCCATCTAAAACATATGATTGCTGGCCTCTATGACCATCTTGCATCGGGTACCAAACCTTAAGGTTACTCTCGGTTAAAGCTGTACCTGAAGCGTTTAACGCTAAAGATTCTGGGTTGGCGAAGTCGTAGGCGGCATCGTCTGCGGACCAGGTAGCATCCCAAACTTGACCATCGGACATCATACCCATGAAATGCCCTGCTCGATTACCTTCGGAGGTATAAGGGCACCCCCAACCTGAAAATTCCATAGTGGTATTATCGAAGTTATCATCCGCATCGTCATTAGCTTGATTAGCCTCTATAGTTCCATAAACAATGCCGTTAGCATATGCCGTTAACTTTGTACCATCAGTGGTTATAGCAATTCTATACCACGTATCCTCGTTTAAAGACGTGCTTGAGAACGTATAATAATCCGCGCTATTATCTCTAAACCTTAGTATATTGCTTGAGTGATTAAACGTTAGATGATTCTGAGTCGTCGAGTCGTGGCCAATAAAGTGATCCTCGCCATCTCCAGCGCTGTCAAAATACATCCAACAAGCAAAAGTCCAGGAAACTCCGTTGGCGAAACTATTAACCCCAGTCAAACTGGCTCCTCCATTATTCTGGAAGTAATCCGTAACCCCATCGAACTCTAACGCTCGACCAGAGTATATCTTACCGTGGTTGTTATTACCTGAGGTGTCTAACGCCCTAGGTTTTTTAGGAAACTCTATATTTTGTATTGTTGCTGCCATTATGCTAAAGTTCCGTGATTAGATCCATGGTTATCATTCGCATCAGAACTAAGATTCCACCAACTTACTAAATCCTCCTTCTCGCTAGCGGATAACGCCGCGTAGTCTTTGTGCATGATAGATTTGACTTGAGCTTGGGTTAGTACTTCATCCCATATACCTACGTTACATATATAACCTGGGAAAGCGTAATTCGTTGTAGTAACGACTCCACCACCTATCCTTGCGTTAGCTGTTATAGATATAGTACCTCCTGTCGCAGATACTGGAGTTAGTAAAACACCATTTTCATATAATTTAATCCCTTGGCTACTTGGGTTGGAGCTATCATAAGTAAAACAAAAGTGATTCCATTTGTTTAACGCTAGACCAGCTGTTCCGTTCACAAGTACACCATTCGCTCTAATTATAGCTTTTTCGCTGGTATCTACGTAAAAAAGAAAACCATCTGCACCACTATCTCTTGCTTCGTAAATAGTTTTAACATGGGTGGTATCTGAATTCACATAAACCCAAGCGCTTACAGTTATCGTTGAGTAACTAAAAGGACTTGGTAGGTCGATTTTGTCATCGCTACCATCAAAATACGCCGCCCCGGTGCTACAAGGTTCGACATAGCCTCTAGAATAGTCGTGCTTTAGCACTAACCCATCACGGACGATACGTTTACCAATTTTACCTGGCTTAGCTATAGACGATCCTAATCCTATCATTACTTGCCGAAGTAGCAGATAATACCGCTGTCGTTAGTAGCGTTCATAGTTACAGATGTCCATCTTCCGACTACAGTGCTACCAGCTGGAAACGTTGTGGACGAGTCTATAACTTGGCTATTGTTAGCTGTATTAGCAGTAGTTCCTGTACCAAAAAAAGTGTCTACGCCATAAACTTGTTCTGGAACCAATGCTGATAATGCTATATCGTCTAAAAACTGTATTGCAACTATAACCATGCCTGTTGGAGGTGTTAGAGCGCTTGTGGTTTGGGTGTGTCCGCTACCTAGTTGTCCGAAGCCATATGAGACTTCTGTTGAATTAATTCCCATTTTATTTTTTTACTTTTTCTAGTGATCTACCACCGAAGTATGCACCGATCACAGTTATTAATACTAGTTGTAGTAAGTCAACCCAAGAGGATTTGACTTCAAAATTTATCGCACCAGCATCAATAAATATCAATAGCATCGTGCATACTATTAAGAATATAAGAACTACGGGTCTTACGTTCTTAGAAAGCCATGAGTCAGACTTTAAATCTGCCTCCCATCGAGAAGTAATATTCTTCTCCATCTCGATTTCGTAGTTGGCCACTAATTCTTTTATTTTCCTTTCCGCCTCTAGCTTTTCATCTTTCGATGTGGTAAGGTTATCTAGTACTCCACCTACACCTTTAACGAGTTCAGTTGCTCCAGCAGAGAATAGTTTACCTAGTAATTTCATTTAAATTTAATTTTTACACCAAGAGCCTCTACACGGTTTACCTTTTCTAGGGCTTTTTCTTCGAACGCCTTTACCTGCTACACTTTGCGGAAGCAATGTTCTTTTTTGTCCAAGACTTTTAATTTTAGGTTTCTTTTCTTTTGGCTTTCCAGCTTCAACAGCCTTCTCGCGGAGTTTCATTTCACGAGCTGTCATAGGTATTTCCATGGTGCTTAACGTGCGTGGTTCAGCCACCGTTCTATATCCAGCTATTTCAGCACCTCTTTTGTAACCTCTTTCGTGAGCCTTGTCCGCTCTTCTTTCCAACCTTTCTTTTTTAGTTGGACGCCCTTTCTGAAACGGCGCTCCTTTCATTTTAAACGCCATAACTTATAAATTATTTGGGTTTCCTCGTCCTAATCGATGTATCCACGATTCTCCTTTTTTATCTTTTTTGAGTTTTGAAGCTAGTGTTTGTATCGCCCCAGCTCCAGCTATTGCGGTAGCTATATTCTTAGCACCTTTCTTTATGGTATGCTTTTCTCTAGTCTTTTCCGGATTCTCTAATTTACCCAATAGCTGCGACACGTTTTTAGTACCTTGAACGAATGGTTTGTTTTCCTTATCACGTTTCCTATCGGCTTTTAAACTTTGACGATAAGCTTTGTTACCAGCTTTCCGCTGCGCTTTAGTTTCTTGCTCCGGAAACCCTTTCATTTTAAATCCAGACCTTTTTACAGCTGGATCTGTGTTCTTTTTGAAATTTGGCATGTTACTTTTTATTGGCAAATTTTTCTACACCGCTAATGCCGAACGATCCTAAGACCACCCAGACAAAAGAGTTATATACAAACTCATTAATTATTAAATCTCTACCTATTGCTCCAGATACGGTGTCTACGAGCATTACTAATACCATGAGAGTGAAAGCTACAAATCCAACTATAGCTTTTTCATTCCAGTCGTTATTATCTTTAAATATTTCAAACATCTTTTTCTGCTTTAATTGCGCGTCTCTCCCAAGGGAAGCTTTTATCACCTTCCATTTGCCATGCACTACCACGCTTTATTTTACCATCTTTTCTAGCGAAAACTTGGTCGCCATCTCTTACAAAATTTTTACCATAAGCTATCCTGCCACTAGCCATATCTTTTACATGGTGAGTTTCGTGCGCTATAGCGCGTCTATATAACTCGCTATCCTTAGGAACATCTTTATTAACCACTATCTTGCTCTCACTAACCGCCTCAGCAGTAACACCAGGTTCTAGCTTAGCGTGCTTAATAGTAATTGGTTTAACGTGTCTAGCTAATCCAGGTAAAACTTTATTACGCATGCTATCTATCTTTATCTCGTATCATACTGTCTATAGCTGTATTATAGACTTTGTCTGTATACGAGTTGTTATTGTAAAATATACTTCGCTCTGAGGTCGGTAGATCCTCTTCGCCGAGTAATATTCTGTAAATCCTGCTCACTAGCTGGGAGCATTTAAAAGAAGTCTTAAACACAGAAAACTTTATACTCGTTCTATTTCTATGTCTCCAAACCTCTATCCATCCAGCTGATCGTAGTTTCTCCCACCTTTTCTTATCCCAAGAATATGTGTAAGCACCCTCGATAAATTCGTTTCGGGTAAATCTACCCTT